ATGCTCTTATCTCACTAGCAGTTTGATCTGTTGTAGCACCTGCTTCGATAGCGTTTAGTTTGCTATGGTCTGCGTCTGTAAAAACATTAGAATCTGTTGCTGACTCTACAAGTGTTCTTATCTCAGCAGCAGTTTGGTCAGCAGTTGCACTTACTTCAATACCATTCAACTTAGTATGGTCAGCATCAGTAAACACATTGCTATCACTAGCACTTTCAACAAGAGTTCTTATTTCACTAGCGGTCTGGTCTGCTGTAGCAGCAGTTTCTATACCATTAAGTTTTGTATGATCTGCGTCAGTAAAGACATTACTATCAGTTGCACTCTCTACTAATGTTCTAATCTCTGCTGCTGTTTGATCTGCTGTAGCTCCTTCTTCGATACCACCTAACTTATCTGTAATTTCTTGTTGAGCAAATAATACCTGATCGCTGTTTGTATCTAAATCTGTTTCTGTTAAAACGCTACCATCTTGAAAATCTACTTTCTTTGCACTTATATCTGTATCTCTTTGAAACTTAATAGCAGCACCATTAGCAGGGGTGTTACCAGAAGTAAAGGTAACTGTTGATCCACTAATTGTGTAATGAGTATCTAATGTTTTTAAGACACCTGCTACTGTTACATCTACTTCATTGTTAGCTAGAAACGAAAAAGATATTGCAAAGTTATTGGTACTACCATTACCAGTATGTGTTGTTGCTGTTGATGTGGTGTTAGTAGCCATGATTAATTGTTAAGTGCTTCAATGAAACTATCGACATAATCAGATTTTATGCCACTTTTATAATTCATTATACTGTCTTGTTCTTGCTCTGAGAAGTTGTTGTCAATAAAATTTTGTTCCGCCTGTTGTATGTAGGTTTTGTTAATAAAAGTTAATTCAGCAAAAATACCATTAGCTGCTTGTTGTCCTTTTTTACTATTTAATCCTTCTTGCTCAATAATTTCTTTATTTGCTATATATTCTTTAGAGCTTAAATATCTATTCATTTCTTCAAGTATAGTATTTTCTCCATAACCAAAATCTATTTTCATTGTATTTATATCTATTTTTAAATCATTATATTGTTGTGCGTTTAATCTTATTGGTACAAATTCATTTTTACTCATATTGCCAGTTATATATTCACTTGGTTCTTGTATCCTTTTCCCAATCTGTGCTAGTGCGGTCCATATTGGATAGTTTTTACTTTTCTTAGTAACACTAAATCCAAACACATTACCACCAATTCTATTTGGATATAATATTGGATCATTTGTTATATGTTCTACATCAAAAGGCAGATCAGGTCCTATGCCATATTTTCCTTTAATCTGATTTAAAATTGATCTACCTAGTATAGCTCCATCTCCACTTGTTTCATAGTTAGGATCAGTTGGATCTTCTGTTGTCAAAACATCACCTGCTCTTACTTTTGTATCTAGTCGTTGTTGGTTTGCTCTAAACGGACCAAAATTACCTTTTAATTTGTTTATTTCTTCGTGACTAAAACCCATTACTCTTAATATGTCATTTGGGTATCTTTTGAGGTCTGATACAAGACCAGAAAAAGGCAAACGAGAAGCAACTTGCCTACCAAAAAAATCAAAACCTTTTTTCAATCTATAATTTTTTATAGAATCTCCACTAGCATCTACAGGTGCAGAAGCATCTCTAAAAATATTTATAAATTCTTCTACTTGTGAAGTCCATGAATCGTTATAAAAGTTTTGTACTACAGACATAATCATACCTGTGGTTAAATCATCATAAGGTTTACCACCAAACAAACCTAAAGCATTTGTGGTATCAACAAGTATTTTTAAAGAACCAGAAAAAGGTTCAAATGCTCCTTCATAAGATCTATAGAGATAAACTGGTTTACCATCATCTCCTATCTCAGGTTCACCATTAGCGTCATATTGAAGAAACCCAACACTATATGGTCTCCAACCATTTTTATACATATTTATCCACATATTCTTGCCTTGCTCTTTACCAAAATCAGGACCACCACCTGTGAGTATTATTGGTGGAATAAATGTAGGATCATCCATAAGCATATTTGCAGCTATTGATAAACCAGAAATTGAAGTAACAAGTGCAATAGCTTGATTAATGTCTGCATTAGCTAAAGCTCTTATTTTTGGATCAGGACTATTTAACTGTTTTCTTAATTCTGGTATAAAAAATTCACTTAAAGGATTTAAATTTTTGCCACCAATAATAGGTATTTGATCTGGATAATTTATAGATTGTTGTTTGTTAAAGGGATTTACAACTGGTGTAAATAAAACATTATTTCTAAAATTAGATGACTTAATATTAGTAGGTGTCCTAGTAAATGATAATAATAATCTAACTAATGGATACTTACTAGCCTTATCATCTCCAAATTTCATAAACTTTCCAAATGGACCTGTAGTATCTATGTCTTGTGTAAAGGTTGCAAACTTCGCTTGTTTTTTTGCATGAAGTAAAAATCTTTTTGTAAGAGGGTCTAATTCAACATTGCCATTCTGTGCGTACCATTCAAGAACTGCCATCTTATGTTTGTTAATAAATTTACCTATGTCTTGGCCTTTTAATCCTTGTCTCTTTGCTTCTAAAAAAGACATATATACAATATCTGCTATCAAATTAGGAGCTTGTACCATAGCATCAGTAGCAGTCATGTTACGACCAGAAAATCTTACTACTTTTCCTGTTGTATTTATAGCTTGACCTTTTACTCCCACATCATCTGATTTTATTGCAAACTTATTGTCAAATTTTCTATTACCTAAATTTATAAAGTTATCTTCTAATTTCATAGATTTTGTGTAAGCTTTTCGCATGAAATGATAATTACTATGTAATGCACCTAAATGTCTTAAAGCTGCTTCAAACATTTCTGGATTTTCTGCACCATAAAAAAGCTTTAATTGTCTATGGTAAGTGTTTAAAGTTGCAGAAATAAAGTTTGCAGTATTAGTACCAAATCTATATAACATTCCATTTATACCGACTTCATTTACAACTTTTAAAGCTTTTTCTATATCACTATTTTCTTTCAGTTTAAAAGCATTTACTTTTGTAAGACCAAATAAAGTTTCTGGTTCTGCTTCTGCTGACTGTATAATTTTTCCAATCCTATATAACTCAGAATAATCTCCTGTTATCTTAGATATTTCTAATTGTCTTGTTAAATCTTTTTTTAAATCTTCTGCACTAAAAGCAACTTCTTCTAAAATATTTGATAACTTTTCTTCATTGAAATCACTTGGTTGTATGTTTTCAGATTTTACATAATCTGCAACTGTCTTACCTTCCATACCTCTTTTAACTTCTATATTTAATTTTTCTAATGTTTGACCTGCTCTGCTTGAAGGCACTAGATATGACATCAACCATTTTTTCATATCGTTAATAGATGCTGTTAATTCGACTATGGCTGTTTCTATTTGTTCTGGATTTTTTAAATTTAACGCATTTAAAAAAGCATTATTTTTACTATCCATTTTTTCTGATGCTAATACTGCTGAAATTGCTAAAGCAGTATTAACTTCTTTTTGTTTTTTTATTCCATGAAAGTTCTCTATTTCTTGTGCTTTTTGTTCAATTAAATTTGTAGTTTCTAATGAAATAATTTTCTTTGCTAAATCTGGTTCGCTTGGATCAAATAAAGCTAAAGCTTTTAAAAGTGTTTCTTTATCTGTTTCTGAACTTAAGCTAGTCCAACCTTTATCTTTTAATACTTTGGTTAGGTTTTTTAAATTAGTAACACTAGGTTCATCAACATATTTAAGAAGTACTGTTTGTGTTGGGTTTAAATCAGTTCTTCCTAAATCTTTTTTTGTACCGACAGTTTTCGTTGAGTTCTTTTTAACAAAAGCTTGGTCTGTTGGTACGTTAATTCTTAGACCGCCAGTATTATCAGGACTAGCTTTTGCTGATCCTGTCTCTGCTATAACTAAATTTTTAATTTTCTGATGAATAGTAACACCATGATTTCTTACTGCATTAACATCAATACCTTCATCTTCTAAAAGCTTTACTAATCTTTCGTGTGATATTTTTTGTGCATCTGTTAAAGGTTTTACTCTGTTAGCCCTTAATATGTATGCAACTTTATCTATATCAGAATTAAATTCTAATGTAGCAGAACCATATCTAGGACTCATTTTTAAATAACCTTTAGGTAAAACAAATTCACCTAAATTAACTTCTCCTATATTAAATTTCTTTTTTGTTTTGTTATCTATTGATTGATCTAAATTTTTAATTTCTGGTTCTACTTGTCCTTTTTTAAATCCAAATTTTCTTAAACTTTCTTCTAAATTAACGTCTGGATTTTCATCAACAGCTTTTTTAAAAATATTTAATGTTTTAAATATCTTATCTAATTT